TTGAATGCTATTGTTAAAGTTGAACTGATTGATACAATTCAGGAGGCAACTCCTAATTGTCCATGGGACGCAAACGACTAAAGGAACGGGCCTAAAAATCCAACTACTTTAGGAGTAACTATCATGAACACACTCAATCTCATTCGTAAGCAGATCAACAAAGCTGCTGCCCTGCACGATGCTCAGATCTCTCACACCTCATATCGTGGTGTTGAGTATGATACTCGTTGTGTTGAAAGTAAGGAAACCCACGGTACATTCTGCTATCGCGGTAAGACTTACTCTAAGTGATTGACTTACCAATTAAATATTGATAGAATGGGAGGGTAACCTCCCATTTTTTATGGAAAGAGAACGACTTAAACTAATAGTAAGGAATCTCAAATTACTTGTTGATACATTAGAGAGTGAAGTATTCTCCGATGTCGATTCATATACAACTAAACAAGAAAACTTTGATGATCCTGCTGCCAACTACATAACAGACTACGACGAAGTATTTGATGACGATGATGGATACCCAGATTAAACTTATCAGTGCAACTCCTGATGCCGAGAAGCACATGGCATACTGTGCCCGTGTAAGTAACCCTGCAAACCAAGAGAATGAAAAGTTCTCTGGACTGCTGAAGTATTGTGTGAAACATCAACACTGGAGTATTTTTGAGCAGGCATATATGACTCTGGAAATTAACACTACCAGAGGTATAGCCGCTCAAGTGCTTCGCCATAGGTCGTTTACATATCAAGAATTTTCACAACGCTATGCTGATTCCTCCCTACTCAGTGAGAAGATCCCCCTACCAGAACTCCGTAGGCAAGACACCAAAAACCGTCAAAACTCCATTGATGATGTTGATCCATTCGTTAATCAAGAGTTTCAAATCAAAATGGAAAACCATTTTCAAGAGGGGATGAAACTATACAAAGAGATGCTTGAGTATGGAATCGCAAAGGAGTGTGCTCGTTTTGTGCTTCCTTTAGCATGTCCAACAAAAATTTACATGACCGGTTCTGTAAGATCATGGCTACATTATATTGAATTGAGATCTGCTAATGGAACGCAGAAGGAGCACATGGACATCGCACTTGGTGCAAAAGAAATTTTCATTGAACAGTTCCCTGCCGTTGCGGAAGCAATGGAATGGGTTTAATAAATACAAGAAAAGGATTGAACGTTTATGCCAACGTACCCTGTTATTAATTTGAAGACTAAGGAAAAAAAAGAACTCAGTATGTCTATGAAGGCATATGATGAGTGGAAAAAAGAAAATCCAGATTGGGATAAAGATTGGAGCAAAGGATGTGCAGGTCAGTCAACTGAATTTAGATGGACGGGTGAGGCCAAATCCAATGGATGGAATGAGGTCTTAGACCGTGCATCTAGACAACCTGGTGCCAATGTAAGTAAAAACCGATACTACGGTTAAGTCCTCTTCTCTAATTTCTTACACCTTATGTCAGCAAAAAGAAAGTCTCAGTCCCCTATCGTTCCATTTGGAATGAGTAACAAGCACATGAAAAGAAAGAAACCACTCAATTCAGACTTGATGAAAACCATCGAGCCTCTAACAGAGAATCAAGAAGAACTTTTCCGATGCTACAAAAACGACCAGAACGTAGTTGCTTATGGTTGTGCCGGTACTGGAAAGACCTTCATCACCCTCTACAATGCTCTTAAGGATGTCTTTGATATGAAGACACCTTATGAGAAGATCTACATTGTCAGGTCCCTTGTAGCAACCAGAGAGATTGGTTTCTTACCAGGTGATCATGAGGATAAGTCATCCCTGTATCAGATCCCATACAAGAATATGGTGAAGTTCATGTTTGAACTTCCAACGGAAGGAGATTTTGAGATGCTATATGGCAATCTCAAAGCACAAGGAACAATTTCTTTCTGGTCTACTTCATTCATCCGGGGCACCACCCTTGATAATGCAATCGTAATTGTTGACGAATTCCAAAACTTAAACTATCATGAACTTGATAGTATTATTACCAGAGTTGGTGAAAACAGTAAGATCATGTTCTGTGGTGATGCTACCCAAACAGATCTTATCAAAGATAGAGAACGAAATGGTATTGCAGATTTTATGAAGATCTTGCGAGTCATGCCATCAGTCGATATCATTGAATTTGGAGTAGATGATATCGTTCGATCCGGTCTTGTTAAAGAATACTTACTCGCTAAACTAGAAATGAATCTCTAATGAATTTTATTCATCATAATTATCTCGGTGATCTTGAACTAAACAAAAAAGAAACCAATGGCATCCGTCTCTATAACATCCCTAATGGAGATTGGGTGCCTTCTATTACGTCTGTAACTTCATTTTATAACAGAGAAATCTTTGTTAAGTGGAGAAAGAGAGTTGGTATAGAAGAAGCAAATCGTATCACAAAGAAAGCAACTACTCGTGGAACTGATTTTCATGAAGCAGTTGAAGTGTATATGAGAAATAATGAAATAAATTGGGAAGACTTTCGTCCTCTCACAAAGTTCATGTTTCATCATGCTAAACCATATCTGGATAAGATAAATAACATACACGCTATAGAAAGAACTCTGTATTCAGAGTATCTTGGATTAGCAGGTAGAGTTGACTGTATCGGAGAGTACGAAGGCGAACTCGCAGTCATCGATTTTAAGACATCCGAAAAAATTAAACCAGAAGAGTGGCTAGAGAACTATTTTGTTCAGGAAACTTTCTATGCTGCTGCCTACTATGAGTTAACTGGTATCCCCGTCAAAAAATTAATCACCATTATGGTTACTCCTGGTGGTGAGGTCGAAGTATTTGACAAAAGGAACAAAGGGGATTATATTAAATTATTAGTTCGGTATATTAAAAAATTTGTATCTCACAATCTTAGGTCAGAGAATGGAGAATGAACTAGAAAAAGTATTAGAGAGTAAGTTCTTTTGTCCATCACGTTTTGCACAAGAAATCGAATCTCTTGTGCAACATAACGAAGGAATGAACTACATTGATGCAATTATTCACTTCTGTGATCTGCAAAGTATTGATGTAGAATCTGTTCCTAAACTTATTTCTAAACCTCTCAAAGACAAACTAAAAGCAGAAGCAATGGAACTCAACTTCTTAAAGAGAAGTTCCAGAGCAAAATTGCCCTTGTAATTCCCTTTCAAAGGGAAAAATTTTTCCGGCAAAAAATTACCATATTACTTTTTGATGATGCCGTTTGACGCCTACAAACAATACCTTTCCCTGAAGAACCACTTCACGAAAGAAAAGTATGACTACCATAAGTATTGTGGTAAAAGTCGTGCTACTGTACAATCTTTCTACAAAAGGAAAGACCGTTTCTGGTTTGAAAAATTAGCAAGAAATAAGGATGACAAAGAAGTAATCGAGTTCTTTATATCCAACTTCATCACTTGCACTGATCCAAGTAAGCTTTGGATAGGAGAAATGATACGCGAGGGTGAAGGTAGATATACTTCATGGAAGAAGAGAACTCAGTCACTCTCATATCTTTTCAAAGAGGAGGCAGAGAAAGTCTTTTCAGATAATAATTTTGATGCCATGTTTTCCATGGACGGTTCTCGTCATCCAGATATTCTTAAATCATATTTGAGAGATGATATATCAATTGAGACCTTAGTTATTCTTGATAGAATACTTGGATTCAGTAAAGAGTGGAATAATAAATTGTCTGACCCAGTGTGGGAGACAGTCAATATGAGAATGAAGAAGTATTCACCATTCCTAAATATTGAGGTATCACGTTATAAAAAAATTCTTAAGAAAGTTGTTTTAGGGTAATGAGTTTTTTCGATTCAGATGTAGTCCGTGCAGAAATGACGGAGATTAGTGAGTTGCAAGAAGATGTTTATCGTAACGTCTTTACATTTTCAACAATGAATAAAGAAGAAAAACTTTTTCATGTTGGACTTCTAGAAAAATTGATAGAGAAACAAAAAATTCTCTATACTCGTTTGAGTTTGTCTGATGATCCAGAAGCAAAACTCATGAAACAAAATATTGTTGACTCTGCACAAATGATGGGACTCTCATCAGATGTTGATATGAATGTCGTCTTTTCCAATATGGAAAAAATGCTTGAGGTTATGAAGAGTCAGATTGACAAGGACGAAACTAACCTGTAGAATAACAAGGTACACACAAGCCAAATACGTACAAATCTAAAAATCTTATGTCTTTCGCAAATCTTAAAAAGCAATCCTCTCTTGGATCCCTGACTTCTAAACTGGTCAAGGAAGTTGAGAAGATGAACAATACTGGTGGCGGTGGAGATGACCGTCTCTGGAAACCTGAAATGGATAAGACTGGCAATGGTTATGCCGTTATCCGTTTTCTGCCTGCCCCTAACGACGAAGAACTTCCTTGGGCAAAAATGTACTCCCATGCCTTTCAAGGTCCTGGTGGTTGGTACATTGAGAACTCACTGACCACTATCGGTCAAAAGGATCCCCTTGGTGAGTATAATCGTGAACTCTGGAACAGTGGTAGTGACACTGATAAGGATACTGTTCGTAAGCAGAAGCGCAAACTGTCCTACTATGCCAACATCTATGTGGTGCAGGACAAAGCAAATCCACAGAACGAAGGTAAAGTCTTCCTTTATAAGTTCGGTAAGAAGATCTTTGATAAGATCATGGAAGCAATGCAACCTGAGTTTGAGGATGAGACTCCAATCAATCCCTTTGACTTCTGGCAAGGTGCTAACTTCAAACTGAAGATCAAGAAGGTTCAAGGTTACTGGAATTATGACTCATCTGAATTTGATCGCACTGCACCACTCTTGGATGACGATGATGCTCTTGAAGCCGTCTGGAAGAAAGAGTATTCACTGACTGCTTTGACTGCCTCGGATCAATTCAAGACCTATGAGCAACTGCAGAATCGTCTGCAAATGGTTCTAGGACAGAAGTCTTCCCGTCCTCGGTTCGATGAAGAACTGGAAGATGAAAGTGAAGGGCGTGGTTCTTTTACTCCTGACTTTAAGTCAAAAGCACCTGAACCCACTGCTGACTTCAATGCACCAGACATCACACCATCTAAGTCTGTTGACTCTGATGAGGATGATGCTCTGTCTTACTTCCAGAAACTTGCTGAAGAATGATCAGTTATAAATTCTAATATTATCAGCAGTCTTAAGGGTTTCACTCGTATATTGAGTGGAACCTTTTTTGTATGTCATCATTTCTTCTAGATCATCGCGAACAACACTTAGGTATTGTGGTTTAAGTAAGAATATATTTCTCTTTGCATCTTCTAATTCAACTTCATATTCATAGTTTGTGACTGGAATTGATATATTAGCCAAATCAACTAAAGTGTCACTCCTTGTGTCTGTGTACTTGAAAGCAAATGTTTCTTCTGTTTTAAGACCAGCCTTCACAAATACAATACCATTACTATCTTTTACCTCAGTTGTTTCATAGTGATGAACTCCATTAAAAAGATTATCATAAGTACCATATTTTTCTACCATGGCCCTGTCAAACTCTAATTGTTGTAGAGGCCATTCCTCAAATACGTTTATGATATTATTGCAAGTAAGAACTAACCAATCTAATCTTGAATCTTCGTAAAAATCAAAGGCAACATTATCAGGTCTTTTATCTCCCGTAATTTTGTACTTTGTGAAGAAAGAAACATTTTGGAAGATGTCTTCTCGGAGTGCTCCTTTCTTGAATAAATTTTTAACTCTAATATAATCAGAGATCTTAGCATCAGGAAGTCTGCTAACGTAATCAAAGTCTGGGAGTTGTCTGAAGTAATTTGACATTTTAGAAACCTATTGAAGTGTCGCCATCGTTAGCATATTCGTCATTAAATACAGGTTCAAGTTCATTAAAGTTTAATGACATTTCATATGATGTCATTGCACCGTCTGAGAAGGTAGAATAGTTATTTTGTGGAGTATAATTTACAGTAACTCCGGTACAAGCACATTCTTTTATCTTGCCCATAAAGGGATTTTCACCTCCTGCTGGTCCACGATATAAGTATTGTATTTTAAATGTATGAGGAGATTTTAAAAATAAATTTGATGCTGTTCTTTGGACAGCAGATCCTTGCTTAAAAAATCTAAGAATTTTTACAATCTCTTTGCTCTCTGCTGATTCTCTTGCAGTGAATGTAAACTTAAAAGAAAATTGTCTAAGTGCTGGACCACTGAACAACAACTCCATACTTGGATTAATAACTGCTCCAGTTGTTCTTGTTACTAATTGCTGTCCAACTCCAGCAGCTGCCCCAGCAATTACCATAGCAGTTGCATTTTTTACATCACTACTACCTGTAACTGCCTCAACAAGATTCTCAGTTGCTAATGCTGCTCCATCTGGTCCACCGATGATAGTATTGAGTGCAAAGTTAGCAGCTGCAACTTCGGCAGGATTCATATTTTGAGA